ACGAACAGTAAAAAGAAACTATATGGATGCCTTAATACGATTACATTATTCCATAACAAAAAAGCACCCTAAGGTGCTTTAATTAGTGTTATTATTTGTAATGTTTAATTTTTTTCTATTGGTAACTTGTATATTTCTTTAATTTACCTTTTTCTTTATCATCTAAATTTATAAATTCTTTACCAAATGCAAACTCGTATACTTGTTTCTTATACTCTTTCTTCAGTGTTTTAATAAGTTTATTATTTATTATAAATATCATTTCTTCTTTAGTTAATTTTTTCTTATCCATATTATATTCTCCTTTTACTGTATATTATATATATAATAATTATGCTTGGCTTTTCAAGCCATGAAATATTATTTATTTGTATTTTTTTTATTGACAGAATGTACTGAAATATTAATTATGTTTTATATCATAGGAGCTTTGCCTGTTTTTATTATGCTCTTATGCACTCAATAACAACTGCTTTTACTGTAACCGGTATGTAGATAATCTATGTACCGGTATTTTTATGATGAATGAATATACACAATATCATAGCTCAACACGTATGAAGAAAGAACGTGCTTTACGTAACAAGAATAGACGTGATGCAATGAAAGCTGGTAGAGTACGTAAAGGAGATGGAAAGCATATTGATCATATCGATGGCAATCCAAAGAATAATAGCAAAAGGAATTTATCAATTATATCTGCTGCATCTAATCGAAAGAAACAATAAATGGGTAGTCGTGGTAGTTCATTAGTAACCAAGGATATGATGGCTGAAGTATGTGAACGATTAGCCGATGGTGAAAGCTTAACAGCTATGTGTAAGAATAGTAAGCATTTACCTGATAGAAAAACAATCTATAGGTTTGTACAGGCTAATGATGAAGCTTATGAAGCTTATGCTAAAGCAAGAGCTATACAAGGTGAACATATAGAAGATCAGATAAGGGATCTGATTAATGCTCCATTACCTGATGATGCTAAGAAAGCAATGGCAGAAGCAACATGGAGAAGGATCAAGTTAGATAACCTGGATAAACTGAAAAGACAATTACAACCATTAGGTGGAATTAGAAATAATCCTAATGATCAGAAGGCAACGAGTGGTAGTATTACTTTGACATGGGATGGTGGTTGACCATTATCTTAAATACACTTTGGTACTGCTCGCACGTACCCCCAAGCTAGAATTTTTTTTAATTTGATATTGTAAAAAATAGTTACATAATCTTTTATAATTAATAAAACCCTTATAAATAAGGTAGTTCAGGATCGCATAATACGTATTATGTAACTTTTTACAGATATAGGTGGCCCCCACCCTCCAAAAATCTGCGCCACCTTCTATATCGTTATATCTATCATCTAAGGAACCCACACACTCATGTCCTTAACCAAACGACAACAATCTTTACTATCAAAGCATAGTGACCACCATAGTAAAAAGCATATGGATGAAATGAAAAAGGCTATGACAAAGAAGAACCCATTGACATTCTCCCAAGCTCATAAAAAAGCTATGGATAAGGTAGGCAAATGAGTTCACCGGCTTGGACTAGGAAAGAAGGTAAATCGCCTACTGGTGGCTTAAATCAGAGGGGTAGGGATAGTTATAAGGGTAATCTAAAACCACCGGTTCGTACTGGTGATAATCCACGTAGAGCGTCTTTTTTAGCTAGGATGGGTAATGCCAAAGGTCCGGAATATAAGGATGGCAAGCCCACAAGATTATTACTTTCTCTGAGGAAATGGGGAGCGAGTAGTAAAGCGGATGCTAGAAGTAAAGCAGCCAATATATCGAAACGAAACAAAGCGAAAGGATAGGATATGCCAGGAAAGAAAAAAGGCAAAGGCGGCGGTAAGAGGTACTAATGATGACACCTAAGAAAAAGAAGTTAGCGGCTATGTATGGTGATCCCAATAAGATTACGAGGGGTGATGTGATTACGGCTGCTAAGAAAAACCAGGAAAAGAAAAAGAAGAAATCAATGATGGGTGCAGCATGAGTTTATATGAGAATATTAACCGTAGAAAGCGTTTAGGTATATCGAGAAGTAAGAAGAAGTCTACGATTACTGATAAGGCTTATAAGAATATGCAAGCTGGTTTTCCGGATAGCGAGAAGAATAAGAAGAAGCGCAAGTCTATGATGAGTGGGTAAGTGCAGATAAAGATACCCTATCATCCAAGGCCGTTGCAAAAAGAGCTGCATCATAAGCTACAGAATAAGAGATGGGGCGTAATTGTTTGTCACCGTAGGTTTGGTAAGACGGTTATGGCTATTAATCATTTATTGAGGGATGCTATATTGACCGATAAGCCGAACCCCAGGTTTGCCTATATTGCCCCTACCTATCGACAGGCCAAAGCGGTAGCGTGGGATTATTTAAAACAATTTTCTTCTGCGATACCAATGGTACGCTTTAACGAAACAGAATTGCGGTGTGATTTACCTAATGGCGCAAGAATACAGTTGTTAGGTGCGGAAACGCCGGATAGCTTACGTGGTATTTATCTGGATGGTTGTGTGCATGATGAATATGCCATGATGCCAAGTAGTTTATTCCCTGAGATTATCAGGCCGGCATTATCGGACCGAAAGGGGTATGCTGTGTTTATGGGTACGCCGCAAGGCATGAATAGTTTTTATGAGTTATACGAAGCTGCTAAAGCATCTAATGATTGGCTGACAGCGGTTTATAAAGCATCTGAAACAGAGATTTTGGATGATGAAGAGCTTGAGAGTGCCAAGCGGTCAATGTCTGAAGATCAGTATAATCAGGAATACGAATGTTCCTGGGTGGCTAATGTACCTGGTGCGATTTATGCCAAGGAGATAGAAAAGGCTAGTACGGCTAATCGTATAACCCATGTACCGTATGATGAAGGGTACAAGGTTGATACGTGGTGGGATCTAGGCGTAAATGATAGTACGTGTATATGGTTTACGCAAACGGTGGGTCGAGCTATACACGTTATTGATTATTTTGAGAACAGGGGCGAGGGATTACCGTATTATGTTAAAGTGCTGCAAGAACGAGGATATTTATATGGAACCCACAACGCACCGCACGATATTGAAGTCAGAGAACTGGGGTCTGGTAAGTCCAGAAGGGAAACGGCCTATGACTTGGGCATTGCTTTCAGAGTGGTGTCTAAACTGCCCTTGGAAGATGGCATACACGCTGCCAAAATGATTATTGGCAAGTGCTGGTTTGATCGTGATTTATGTCAGGTTGGATTAGAAGCGTTACGTCATTATCACAGGGCGTATAATGACCGTATGAAAGTATTTAGGTCCACGCCGGTACATAACTGGGCATCGCATGGAGCGGATGCCTTTAGAACTTTTGCTGTAGGTCATAGGACCAGTAATTATCATATTAGACCGCCACAGCGACAGGCAGAAATGACATATAATCCATTTGAAGCGAGGATGTAATGGGATTTTTTAGTGATTTTTTAGATAGTTTACGAGGAGATGCCAAGCAAGATATTGGTTCTTCTCAAGCTAAAAAAGATAAAACAAGTGTCCAAGCTAAAGATTTTTTAGATAGTGCAAGTTTTAAAAATCTTACAATGAACCCACAAGAACAGGTTAATAAATTAGCTCAACAAGGAAGTGCTGCTGTAGAAACAATTGGTGGCAGAAATGTTATGCGTACTGATATGTTTACAAAATCAGAAGCAGAGCAAAGACGTGATGATAGGGATGCACAAAACAGGGCGCAAGCAGCTGCAACGCCGGTCGTAACAGAAACAGAAGAAGAAGAAGAAGATTCTGACACAACAAATACAGAAACAACAGAAGTAACAACGACTACGCCAGCGGTTCAAAGTGTACTGCAAGATGCTGAAAAAGGTCCAAAAAGTGGTACAATTGCTACATCTGCGCAAGGCATTGATAAAGATGATACAACTGGATTACGGCCTAAGAGAGGGCTTAGATCAAAACAAAGGCTGGGTATGCTTGCATCTTATCAGCCTAGTAATACACAATCGTTATTGGCTAGTGCGTAATGGCTTATGGTAAAAAAAAGAATATGGCTGGTATGATGGGTGCAATGTCTGCACAGCCATTACAAAATATGCGTTTTTCCATGAATGTAGATCCGATGGAAAGAATGATGCAAAAGCAAGCCGGTCGTACACAGGGCCGTAGTATGGCCGGTGTTAAGAAAAAAAAGCAATCGATGTTAGGAATGTCCTGATGAAAGTTAATTTTGCTATGCTTCACTGGGATCAGATCAGTGGTGAGGGATACATAAAATTTAATGAGCAATGGGATGAATTGGATTGGTTGACAAAAGCGGATGCGATTGTTGATTGGAAACATTCATTAGATACACAATATACAAAAGCTCTAAATTCTACAAAAACAACAAAGGATTATCATGGCCATAGCAAATAAGACGGTTGTTGCGTTAGATAGACGTTATCAAAAACTGCATTCGCAGCGCAGTCAATGGGAAAAGCATTGGCAAGAACTTGCGGATTATATGCTGCCTAGAAAAGCAGATATTACAAAAAAACGTACACAAGGTGACAAAAGAACAGAATTAATTTTTGATAGCACGGCTATTCATGCGGTAGAATTGTTAGCATCTAGTTTGCATGGTATGTTGACAAGTCCATCTAGTCCTTGGTTTTCCATGCGATATAGGGATTTACAACTAGCGCAGAATGATGCGGCTAATGAATGGCTGGAAGGTTGTGTAGAATTAATTAATAAAGAATTTCAAAGGTCAAACTTTCAACAGGAAATACATGAATTGTATTATGATCTAGTTGTTTTTGGCACTGGTTGTTTATTTGTTGATTTTGATGATGAGGGATTACGGTTTTCCACAAGGCATATAGCTGAAATTCTCATTAGTGAGGATATGAATGACCGTGTGGATACGGTGTATAGAAAGTTTCAGTTAAACGCTAGACAGCTTGCCCAGCGTTTTGGTGAGGAAAATCTACCGGATAAAGTTAAAAAAGACCTAGATAAAGATCCTTATCAGGACCATGATATTATTCATGTTGTATATCCAAGGGCAGATAATTTAGGGTCATCCCCTATTCGTAAGCCTGTAGGATCTATTTATTATCATGCAGAAAGTAAAGCGTTATTAGGCGAAGGTGGTTTTGACGAATTACCTTTTATGGTTCCAAGATTTAATAAAGACAGCGTGTCGATCTATGGACGGTCACCGGCTATGAGTTGTTTACCAGATGTTAAGATGGTTAATAAAATGTCTGAAGTAAGCATACGAGCTGCGCAAAAACAGATAGATCCACCCCTTATGGTTCCAGACGATGGTTTTCTTCTCCCTGTGCGTACCACACCTGGCGCATTGAATTTCTATCGTACTGGAACCAGGGATAGGCTTGAGCCTTTACAGGCTGGGGCAACAAACCCAATTGGTATTGCAATGGAAGAGCAAAGGCGCAATGCCATACGAGCAGCGTTTTATGTTGATCAGCTGCAATTGCAGACAGGTCCACAAATGACAGCGACAGAGGTATTACAAAGAAACGAAGAAAAAATGAGGTTGTTAGGACCGGTTATGGGTCGTTTGCAATCTGAATTACTACAGCCATTAATACAAAGAAGTTTTAAATTAATGTTGCGTAAGGGTCGTTTGGATGTACCACCGGAAGAATTACAGGGTCAGGATATAGATATTGAATATGTATCTCCATTGGCTAAAGCGCAAAAGCTTACAGACTTACAATCTATGATGCGAGGTTTGGAAGTCTTACTGCAATTAGGTCAATCTCTACCGGTAATGGATTACATTGATGATGATGGATTGGTAAAGTATCTTGTTGATGTTGCTGGTATGCCGGCTAAAGTTATCAAGAGTAATGAAGAGGTAGCGGCCTTACGTGAGCAACAGGCACAACAACAGGCACAACTTGCCCAGCAGCAACAGGAAATGATGAACGCAGAACAAGCGCAAAAAGCAGCTCCATTATTAAAAGTATTATCTGAAGCTGAACAAGCAGAAGCACCGCCAGCCGCATGAAGAAAATTAGTCAAATACGCACTGGTGATCTAAAAGATAACTATCGGCGAATATTTAATACAGATGATGGTAAGGTTATACTAGAGCATTTAAAGGTATGCTTTGGTTTTTACCAGACAACTTATGCTAAAGGTGATCCTTATGACACCGCCTTTTTTGAGGGGCAACGGTCTGTTGTGCTGAATATCATACGCATGATGCAGCCACAGGAAAAATTAGAACAACAGAAGGAAATATCTAATGAGTGAAGAGGTAATCCAAGAAACTGGATCTCAAACCGAAGCAGCACCGGTTACAGACGCTGCACCAGCATCATTTATTGATACATTACCAGAAGATTTACGTGGAGAACCAAGCCTACGTAATTTCACAGATACAGCTGGATTGGCAAAATCCTACGTTCATGCACAGAAAATGATTGGCGTAGATAAATTGCCATTACCTGGCAAATCAGCAACAGATGAGGAGTGGAATAATGTTTATGAAAGGCTTGGCCGTCCTAATGCGCCCACTGAATATGATTTTGAAAGCGTTGAAGGGTTTGCAGACCCTGATTTGGCTACTTTTAAGCAAATTGCTTATGATACCGGTCTTAATGGAAAGCAAGCTGAACGTATGGCGAAAGCGTTTGCCGAAGCCGCCACTCAAGAAGGTCAGGCAAGAGAAACCCAAGTTGAAACCGCCCTTACAGAAACAAAAGCGCAACTCGAAAAAGAATTTGGGAAAGCGTTTGACCAAAAGATGAAAATGGCTAAGAGTGCTGCTACACAGTTATTAGGTTCGATAGATCCACTGGATACAATTGAATTGGCTGATGGTAGGCTTTTAGGTGATCATCCTGATATTATTCGATTGTTTGTTAATTTAGCTGATCAAATGGGAGAAGATACATTGGAAGGTGAAACAAACGATTTAATAATGACACCACAGGAAGCAAACAGAAAACTGATGGAGATTACGGCCAAGGACACGCCGTATTGGGATAAATCCCATCCACAGCACGATTTTTATGTTCAAGAAGCTTTACAGCTACGAGAGCATATTCACGTAGGATAACCGGCAACGGCCCTTCTGCAAGTTGTAAGTCAACAGTGTTGGTTCTGCTAAATGAACAAGACAGACCCATTTTGGATTATCTGGCAAAAAAATAAATTTTAATTTTAACTTTAGTAAAGGAGTGTGATTTATGTCTACACAAATCACGACTGCTTTTGTACAACAGTATAGTTCCAATGTTCAAATGCTATCACAGCAAATGGGTTCCCTATTGCGTGATACGGTGGATGTTGAAACCATTACTGGTGACAAAGCATTTTTTGAACAGGTTGGGCAAGCTGCCGCTGCTGCTAAGACGAGCAGACACGCAGATACCCCCCTTATGAACACGCCACATAGTCGTAGGATGGTAACATTAACGGATTATGAATATGCGGACCTGATAGATGATCAGGATAAATTACGTATGCTCATATCTCCAGAAAGCACTTATGCAAGGGCTGCGGCCGCTGCTATAGGTCGTTCTATGGATGATGTTATTATTGCTGCTATGGGTGGAACAGCCTTAACTGGTACAACAGGTTCTACATCTACAACATTACCATCTGCGCAAAAAATTGCTCATGGTAGTGCTGGTCTTACCATTGCAAAGCTCGTAACGGCTAAGAAAAAACTAGATGAAAAATCAGTTGATCCATCTATTCCTAGATACATTGTTGTATCGCCGGAGCAAATTGAAGATCTACTCAATAGCACTACTGTAACAAGTGCTGACTTTAATACGGTCAAAGCTTTAGTACAGGGTGATATTGATACGTTTGTTGGCTTCAAGTTTATTACCAGCAACCGTCTAACAGACGATGGCACTAGCCGTTTATGTTATGCATGGGCGCAAGATGGTATGAAGCTTGCCATTGGTAAAGAGCCAAACGCCAAGATCGATGAACGCTCCGATAAATCCTATGCAACGCAAGTCTACTACTGTTCTTCATTCGGTTCTACTAGAATGGAAGAAGAAAAAGTAGTTGAAATTGCTTGTAACGAGTAAAGGAGATAGATCATGGCTACAGTTTACTCTGTTGGTAGAACCAACACAAGAGCAGTACCAACCGTAAAAAACCCAGTAAATAAAATGGGTGGTAGAATACGTGTTGCGCATGACGTATATGAAGCATCTTCTTTAGCATCTGGTGATGTTATTGAAATGTTTATACTTCCGCACAACGCACGGTTGTTAGAAGGATCATTAGCGCATGATGCGTTAGGTTCATCTACGACCTTATCGGTTGGTTATGCAGCGCATACCAATAGTTCCGGTACAGCTGTAAGTGCATCCGCTGCCGCTTATAAAGCAGCTGCTGCATCAACATCCGCACAAAAGGTAGATATAATGGCTACATTGGCTCTAGGGTCAGGCACAGTCACAGATACCAACGGTGACGGTGTTGCAGTAACCGTAACAATGGGTGGTGCTGCTGGCACAGGAACCATTGAGTTAACCATAAAATACGTGGTTGACTAATAAGTTGGGGGGGATTTTCCCCCCCTTCTTTTTTTTAGGAGATATAAATGGCATCTAAAGTAGACATTGCTAACTTTGCTTTAAATATTATAGGCGCAAGTACTATTAGTTCTTTCACTGAAAATGTTAAGGCAGCAACTGTTATTAATCAAAGATTTGATAATGTTCGTGATGCTGTATTTAGGGCGCATCCTTGGAATAGTTTAATATCTAGAGCTACCTTGTCAAAAGACAGCTCTTCACCAAACTTTGGATATACTAACCAGTTTATCCTACCAACAGACCCATCCTGTTTAAGAGTGCTTGAATTTAGTAATGGTACATTAACGTATCCTATGGATAATATGCTTACAAACGATGGTAAGCCTGTTTATGTCATTGAAGGTCGTTTATTACTTACAGATGAAGGTACGGCAAAAATTAAATATATTGGTCAGATTACCGATACAACAAAGTATGATAGTGGATTGATTGAAGCATTAGCAGCACGTTTAGCGCATGAAGTTTGCTATGCGATTACCGGTTCTAATACTTTGATGAATAGCACGTATAATTTATATCAGGAGAAACTTAAAGAAGCACGTTTTGTTGACGCTACTGAAGGTGCGCCACAACGCATTGAAGCTTCTGATCTTATCGAAAGCAGATTTTAATGCCAAAATCAGCTCCAGCATTATCTTCATTTACAGGCGGTGAATTATCTCCAAAGCTGGAAGGCAGGGTTGGACTACAGAAATACTCTGAAGGATTGTCTGATTTAACAAATTTTCTTGTGCTTCCGCAAGGTGGTGTTACACGTAGACCAGGCACAGAATTTTTAGGTGAAGTCAAAGATAGTGATGACACAACACGGTTGATACCTTTTCAGTTTAAAACAAGTGATACGTATATCCTTGAATTTGGTGATCAGATCATGCGTGTGTATCGCAGTGGTCAGCAAATATTAACAGGATCTGCAAAGCATATCATGTCCATGACAAATGCTAATCCTGGTGTGTTTACGACTACAGATGCTGCTGATGGTATTAGTGCAGTTAATCACCTTTTAAGTAATGGTGATGAGGTATTTATTACTGTTGATTTACCAGATTTACTTAATAGAAATTTTAAAATTGCCAATGCAACAAGTACGACATTTACACTTACAGACTTGTTTGGAAATGCAGTTGATACAACTAGTATGGGTTCATTTTCCGCTGGAGAAACGCAAACAGTTGACAAAATATTTGAGGTAGCAACGCCTTATAGCTCATCAGATTTAGCAGATGTAAACTTTGCACAAAGTGCTGATACGATGTTTTTAGTGCATCCTAGTCATGCAATAAGAACATTAACACGATCTGCAAATAATAACTGGACCTTTGCAACCCCTTCTTTAACATCATCAAGTAATTCATCTATTTTAAATCTCAATGTAAGTTCAGATAATTATCCATCTGTGGTTACTTTCTTTGAACAACGGTTAGTATTTGCTGGTACAAACAATAATCCACAAACAATATTTTTTAGTAAAAACGGCAGCTATACAGATTTTACCACTGGTTCTAATGCAGACGATGCATTAGTTTATACGATTGCAAGTAATACGGTCAATGAAATCCGGTGGATGTCAGCGACAAGGGTTTTAGTTATTGGTACGGCTGGTGGTGAATTTGTTGTAACAACATCAAGTCAAGGTCCAATTACGCCAACAACAACGCTCATAAGAAAGTATAGTAATTATGGTTCTGCAAAAGTAGCACCGGTACAGGTGGCTGATGTGACTTTATTTTTGCAGCGTAATCAGCGTAAGGTACGTGAGTTTAGATATGTAGGTGATGTAGATGAATTTGGTTATCAAGCACCGGATATGACTATACTCTCTGAACATATTACAGAGGGTGGTATTACTGAATTTGCGTATCAACAAGAGCCGGATAGTATTGTTTGGTGTTTGCGTGGTGATGGTGTTTTGTTGGGCATGACATACAGGCGAGAAGAACAGGTGGTTGCGTGGCATAAACATTTATTAGGTGGTGTATTAGGAACAACAACAGTTACTGTAGGAAGCGTAACATCTTCATTTGTTGGTAAGACGGTTACGTTAACAAAAGGTGATGGTACAAGCGTTACATTTACAGCGGATGCATTAGGCGCATCGTCAGCGTCATCTACATTACATTTTATACCTGTAAGTGGTGCAAGTAATACAACAGCTACAAATTTAGCGACAGCCATTAATAACCATGATGATTTCACGGCTACAGCAAGTACAACTACAGTTACTATAAAATCTGCTATTGGTCAGGTGGTAACGGCAACATCGTCAGATGATAATAATTTACGCTGTGCATCACAAACAAATGCAGTTGTAGAAAGTATTGCAACTTTACCGTCAGATAGTGGTGAAGATGAATTATACAT